GCAATTCTTCAATTGATCCCGGCTCCGCTTCCATCAACAGGTTGTAGTCTGTGTCTTGTTCTCCTGTGTAGCCTTCGCTTGCAGACTCCTTGACAAAGAATCCCATTTTAGATGCAGCGACTCTGCTTGCCACAAGCTCGCTTTCTTCGTAACCGCCGAGCATTTGTAATCGGCTCATTGCGCTGACCATCCATGGCACTCCGCGAGTTTGGCTAACACGTTCCTGACTGTATAAATGAATGATCTGATTAGCGGGAATTCGGTCACGCCGAACTGGGGCAAGAGAGTTTTCGCCGGGGTGACTTGAAAGAACATGGTATGCGACAGGTCTAAAGAACTGATCGACCTCAACACCCATGCGAATAGAACCGCCGCCCTTAACTTTTCCCACGTTATAGTCAACGTCAAGACGGTCTGCCTCGATCAGCTGGAGGTTAAAGCCGAAGTCATTCTTGTAGCCGCGATTCATTTTGATCATGACATCGCCATCTCGAATCGTGGACCGCAATGCAAGTCTGCAAATATCAATCCAACTTTGCCGTCCCGTTGGTGTTGTGAATTTTCTTTTGCCCCATTTTTTCCACGCTGCCTCGATTGCTCTGTTTGCAAAAACATCGGGTCGGCCAGGGGTGTCGGCGACTTTCATCTGTAGCCCTATTCCTGAAGCTCCCAAAACGTTTGCTTCTACGCCGTTTAAATACCGGCGAACATAGTCGTTGTTTCTTTCAAGCTCACGGCAACGGCTTCTCAGTTTTTTTAAGTCACGCCTGATCTCCTCATCCCCGCTGGTAACGGGAGCAAGCCAGTCGTTTGTTAATCTGCTTTGAACCGCGCCCGAATAACTTCGTGCTTGAACTTTATGATAACCAAATCTCTTGGCTATATTTTCAAATAATCTCATGCCAATGAATTAAATCTCGCTTTTACGACCCGTCCCGATCCGTGTTTATTGTCAAGCCTTCGGCTCTTGACCTCCTCCTCAAGTTTTTCTTCGTAAGTCGCAAGGATGGAAACCAGTTCAGAAACAGGAATCTTCGTGATTGCCCTCCCGCCGATAGAATAGTTTTCAACGTCAGAATCAATTCGGCCCTCAAGCGCCGTCCTGATTATGTCCACCATCTTCTTGGCGTGAGATCGAAGGTCGGTTGTGGATCCGGTAACGGCTGCGTTTAGATTTTGAGCAACGACCAGCTTGCCCGAGTCCACCATGAACCGCTCGGATCCCTTGGTGACATAGGCTTGCCAATCATACTCTCCAGCCGTGTAGCTTGCAGTTGCCGATGCAGCGACAACTATGTTCCATCCATCGTTTGCCGTGTTTGCCGAGCCTGTTACGTTGAAGCCCGTTCCAGTTCTGGATCTAAATGAATACGTGAGCGCCCAAGTTTCACTCGGCTTGTAGTCTGAAAGTGATTTGTCCCACTTCCAAGTATCGCCGCAAGTAACTTCGTAGGGCTCAATCGTCGGAATTGTCGCCGCCATTTCTGGAAACCTACCGCGGTAAAATCCTGAATCAACTACGCCAACCGCTGATAAAACCCCCTTTGCCCCCTCTGCGGCGCGGCAATGGCGTGAGATTGCTGTCTAAACGCTTTTCCTTTTGCTCGCCTGAGTCTATGTCCCCCTCGTCTTTCGACGCCTTAAAACGCAATCTAGTCCAGTTAGGGTTTAAAATTATCATCGCAGCCATTGCGTAGTTCCTGACATCAAGAGCCTCATTTCTAAATCCCTCCTTCACGACCCAGCGCCGCTGCCGTTGGCCTCGCTTATTTTCCACGACGCATTTTTCAGCCGTTAACTGGTCGAAGTATTTTTCTGAATAAGTGTGTGGAAAGTGGCAATAACCAAAACCGGGGTCAGCAATCTTTAGTCGAGAGTAAAGGGTGTCTTTTGCGGTGTCTGTGCCGATTAGAAATAAACGAACGTCCTGTATACTCGATTTCGTTGGCCTTGCCACTAGAGGTTTCCCGAATCCACCTACACCTTTGATTGCATAGACTCCGCGAAACTGATTCTTGCCGACGTAATCATAGACTGCTTTTGTGAGATAACCTGAGTCGACACAACAGGCAGCCACCGTCAGCTCTCGGCCATCCTCGGTGGGCCATCGGGATGTAATGTGTTCGCTTAAATCATTCCAGACATGCGCTTGGCTAGGGTCGCCGTATATTACCTTGTATTCCACGCCCCACGATTCTTCATCAACTCCCCAGCCGACAACCTCGCACTCAAGACGGTCTGCCTGAACGTCAATGCCAGCCGTTAGCAGTAGAACGTCGCTTGGCAATTCATTGTAAACCTCTCGACGAGCCATTAGGAAATGACCCTCGATAACATCTTCGACCTCCTCCCAAGGTTCTGCACAGAAAGTGTTGACCCAAGTTTTTAGTCCCTGCTGTCCTCTTTTCTTTGCCTCAAGAAATCCTGCCACGGCCTGATGCAGTCTGTTCTTAAAACCGCGCTTTGCAGGAAATATCGAATTGAGTCCGTTTAACCAGTAGCCGCGCTTGCCGGTAAATTCTGATGTGGCTCTCCACTCGCCATTGATTACCATCTCGATCCGTTCAGCATCGCTTAACTCCTTCTCGCAATGTTCGCAGCGTAAAACTGCGTCCTGAATGTTTTCCTTCTCAAAGATAACGTGCCGGAAAGTTAACACCTGAAACTCTCCGCACTTGGCACAAGGCACGAACCATTTCCTTTGGTCGCTTTGCAGATACTCGTTTTCAACTTTTGATAAATCCTTAATCGTCGGCGTTGAAGTTTTGATTATTACAGCGTTCGGGAAAGTATCAGTTCGGCGCTCTGCTAAAGAAATCGGATCACCTTCGGTTCCCGCACTTTGCGGATAGCGATCAACCTCGTCGCAAAGTAAAACACGAATCGGCCGAGCCGCGAGCGAGGCAGGGGAGTTTGCACCTGCGATTGTAATGTGACCGCCGAGAAATCTTTTATGTAAAAGCGTATTGCCAGAGTCCCTTGTTTTCGGATCCGCTACCAAGTCCTTTAGGGTCGGGGTGTCTCGAATCATTGGAGACAGCCGATCCTTCGACCAAGTTTCAGCCATGTCCAAGGTCGGTTGTAGGCAGAGCATTGGCGACGGGTCTTGGCTCATGAAGTAACCGACAATATTGTTTACGCATTCTGTCTTTCCGGTTTGCGATGCCCACATTAAACAGATTGATTGAACGTCGGGATCGTGCGCAGCGTTCATCGGTTCCTTTTGATAGGGAGCTAGTGAAAGTCGAAACATTCCCGCACGAGCAGAAGATTCGCTTGATAAGATCCGATGAGCTTCGGCCCACTCGCTAACGGTCAGGCGTGGCGGCGGTTTCCATACCAACAGGCTCTTGTTTAGCCGAGCCAGCGTGGGACCGAACGCCATAATCATTGTCTTGTAGTCGTGAGAGTTCATTTAAAACCTCATCCGTTGCCTGTGCGTCCATTGGGGCTTGTAAGATCTTGGCGCGGCAAGCCGTGAAAATGTCTTGCATGTAACGCTCGATCATTTGAACCGGCAACCAGTTCTGTCGAAGGATTTCAAGCTCGGCCTCGATCTTCAGGCATTGAGCCAGTAGGCGGCGTGACTTTAAATCGGCTCCGTTTATGTCGTCGCTGCCTTTAAGCCCGTTCCGTTTAATAAACTCAAGCCATTCGGCAATGTCGTGCCGCCCGTTAGACTTTGATTTTGGCGCGTCAGGTTCTCTTGACCACTTGACAATGCTGGAGCGGGAGACGCCTAGAATCTGGGCGAGCTCAACGTGGTTTCGGGCGTGACCGTCAGAGGGCAAGTCTTCACCTGATACTTTTAAGAGATATGCCCTGTGTCCTTGGGATAAATTTTTACCGTCTTGCAGTCTCTTTACGGCCAGAGCGGCGTCAGCGTCTAGGATTTGCTTCGCCTGTTTTGTGGTCAGGCTCATGACGGATTTATAAGTGGGTAATCGTTTTGCGTTTTTTGTCTAAAATTAGCAAGGGGCACCCGTCCCCTTTGAGCAGACCGCTCGGAAGGACCCGTAATGTTAAGTTCCTCTCGTGCTTTTTGAATCGCCTGTCTGAGCTTGTTCAGCTCTCGGCTTAAATAAACCCTTCGACGCTGCCGCTGCTTTTCAAACCAGTTCACTTTTAGGGTCAGTCAAGGTGTTCAATGAAGGATACCAGAGAAAGCGGGGAACATCCAAAACCGCTTGTAACCTTGTCTACAGTTCTCCTGTAACTCTATTCCTTGACTGCCCAAAAGTTTAGCCCCGACTTCAGGGAAGATATTGCCCATGCTTCCCGTCTGCTTGGGGCAAGGCCACCACGACTCCGCATCGTGAATACTGAGCTTATCATGAGAGGATCTCATTTTTCAGTATTGCCAAATTGTTTAACCAGCTTCTGTAGTCTTTTGCTTTTAACTGGTTTTATGGTTTTCAGAATCATTCCGTATTCGTTTTCTTTAAGGTTATCAAAATCAATATCCTTTCTGCGAATTAGCGGCGTATCAAATTTTCGCCATGCATCTCGCACAACGTGTTGCGGCCTTTGGAACCTTCGGCCTGTTGTCACAACATTGGGCCACATTCGCTCAAGCGAGCGAGACATCTTCAGGCGACCATCACCCTTGTAAAGACTGGTTGCATTGCCTCCCTTCATAACACCTGTTGCTATCTTCTGAATCAGGAAAGCATTAAGCTGAACAATGCACCACTTGTCTGATAGCACTTGTAGGCACAGATCCGTGTCCTCGTTGTATCTTCCACGCCATCGGTGTGGTAATTCGTTCAATATCAATAAGCACGAATAGACATGGGCGTTTAATACAAACGGCGGTGCTTTCTGGCGGTCAGGTGCAAACATGGCATAGTTCAGCCCTCCAATGGCCACATTCTCATAGCGGTCAACAAAGTCCTCCGTTGCTTTAAGTGCGATTGAGGCATTGCAGTAAAATCGCTTCGCCTTCCACCGGCGTTGTAGGGAATGAATATTATCGTCAAGAATCCAATGCCGTTTATGGCCCGCTTTCATCGAGTGTTCCCACACCCAGTTTCTCGCAGGGATACTGCCAAGCCCAAGGTTGCTAAACGGCAAAACAAGCAGTAACTCCTCGCCATATTTTGCTGCATATAAATCCTTCTCCTGCGGCTCGATAACTATCCTGAAAGGTGTTTTATCCTTCACCAAGACATCTGCTGTTAGACAGCAGTCATGGCGCCCCTTTGATATGACATAAACTGGATACTGCGGCTTCATCTCGGAATTCTATTTTGGAGATTGCTTGTTTTTTTCCAGTAACTCGGCCTGTTGTTCCAGAGCTTTGTTTTGATTTTTGTATAGCCCCATTTAATTAGTTCCATGTTAAAGAGCTTTGATGTCTGTTTGCCGTTTAGAAACTTTCGGTCGATGTTATAGCAGAAGAAATGGCCGATTGCTTTTGTGCCGAAAGCGTTGGCAATCAGAAGGGCTTTTGGTTTCAGCTGGAAAAGGACATTTCTCAAATACTGAACCGGTGATGGGATGTGCTCAAAGTATTCAGAGGCAAAAACAATATCAACAGGCGCAGTGATTTCGTCTATACTTGAAACCATATCAAACCCATATTTCTGGCCCATCTCCCTTGCTAGTGTCATTTGCAGGGTATCCTCAAGATTGGTCCCGATAATTGTGGCAGCTGGAAATTGTTGCGTGAATGCTGCTGCCGTAAAGCCGAAGCCGCAGCCGAGGTCGACTACTTTTTCAATCTTTCCAATATCGTTAAGAATACCGTTAGGCGGCATTGATTTTATTGAAAAAACCGATCGCAGATACAAGCGCGAGTAAACCATCCAGCAAGCCCATAGCTCTGCGATATAGTAATCAGTTGCATATACAGACCAGTCTGGCTTACCGGCCTTGAGTGAATCATACCAGCGCTTCTCAAGTTTTTGACCGAGCTGCATTTTCTTTCGGGCGTCAGAGTCTCCCTTGAGATACTCTACAGTTGTGGTTGCGCTTTCCCGAATTAGTTCAATGTCGATTTTTTCATTTACTGAATGGCATTGTTTAAGAAAATCATTCAGTTGTTCATTTGGTTTCTCTGTTAGGATCGGGCAGCTATGCTCTGTCATTTCTCAAACTTAACAGACTTCATATCGTCTTTCGGTTTTGCCGGATACCAGACTCTTGTTAGATCCTTTTTCGGTATGTCTAGGATTTCAAAAAACTTGTTCATGTCTGTTTCGTTCAAGAAGTTGACCGTTATTTTTATCTGTTCAGATTCCTCGTCGTAATCAGGCATCCCGACCCATTCGGCCGCTGCGTTAAAGTCCTCAATCTCCGACTGCGGTCTAGTTACCATTACGAGATTGGCGAGCATCTTCTCGTCGTAGCCCGTGCCAAGTAACCCGTCCTCTGCCGAGTCTTTTACATCCTTTAGAATTTCCGATAACAATCTGTCGTCGATTTCGCCAAGGTGGGCAATTTCATTATCGCCGGTCAGAACCTTCTTTGCCTGTGGCGAGTCCGGTTCCACTTCAAGCCTGACAACGGGAACGGTTTTAAGGTCCATTTTTTTACTGGCCTTCACAACCCCGTGACCGGCCAAGATGGTGTTGTCATTCGCAACGACCACGTTTCGATAGTAGCCGTTAGACTTTATCGAGTTCATTATGTGCTCAAGCTGGTCGTCTGGATGCTCCCGATAATTCTGCGGGTGCGGCTTGAGGTCTGCTATTGGAATATGCTCGATCTGAATATCAGCACTCATAAATTGGCGATCAGATGGTCCCTTTCGGCAAAGGCATCCTCTTGAAAGGTTCGCGTCGAGAATTTCAGGTTGCCTGTCGGTGAGGGGGTATAGGTTCCCTTGCCCTCAAGGACGGCGACTTTTTCTTCGAGCAGGTTTATTCGCCCGATTAGCGATTGGATTAATTTTCCATCTTCGCTCGTAGTCTTGGATTGCTGCCTCGTGACAGACACGCTTGAAAGGCTTCCGAATGTTTCGCTTTGTTCCATGGCGTATGGCTTCCGGTTCTACTTTTAGGCCTGAACCCTCAACGAATGAGTCCATATCCCGATTGAAAAACGACTGCAACGAGTGGATGTCTCGGGGCTGCATCCTGTCGGGTAGATTCTTTTTCGGGCAAACGAGCCTGAAATTCTCGTTGATCACTCCCGCTGCAAAGGCCATCCGAGCATCCATTACTGCCTGCTCGATTACGGCTGTCACCAGCATCATGTCCGAGTCGTCCCGATCCACTAACCGTCAGCATTCTGCATATCCCTGTTGAGATCCTTAATCATCGCTCGTAACTCCTTGGCCCGTTTCCTATCCCTCGGTGAATCGTATTCAAAGCCCATTGCAAACTCGCTTCCACGATCCTTAATTTCCTTCAGTTCTGATAGGCACGCATCTTTTTTCCCCTTCAGCACCCACATGGAAAGTTTTTTCGGTTTTGGCAATGCAAGGGGTTGTTCACATTTTTTAAACGAATGTCCCACACTAGTATTAGTATTAGTATTAGTATTAGTACTAGTACTAGTATTAGCTATAGGTGGGACACTAGGGGGACACGGGTTGAGTAATGTCCCCCTAGATGTCCCCCTAGATGTCCCCCTAGAATCGGGGGCAATGTCCCCCTTAATGTCCCCCTTAAATACCGCACCAATTATCTTGTATTTACTGGGTAGTTTTAGGCGGCGCTCAACCTCTATGGCCCCGATTGATTCAAGCTTCTTAACGGCCCTCTGGACGGTCTTTGTGCTGGTCGATATTAGCCCAGCGAGTTCATCGCGGGAGATCGCCACAGGCTCGTATTGGTTCAATCGGGCTCTGTAGAGAATTATCAACCAGAGGTAGGCTTCAGAGGGCGCCAGTTGCTCTGTCGAGATTTGGAGGATTCGGTCAAATACGTCTCCGAATTTCATACGTTTATCAGTTTAAACTGTTATACGTCTTGACAAGGAAACGCTTCTTTGGGCATTGTCTCTGTCAGGTAGTTTCTTATTTTGGGGCTCGGCTGTCACAAGGCCGGCCCCTCTTTTTTTGGGGCTTTTCATTTTCTTTATTCCAAGATTTTCCAATTGGAATTCAGCTGGAAATGATTGGAAGCGTTCCGATCAGACATTGATCCCAAGCTCTCGTGCCAGCTTGATCCTGTGCTTTTGAAGATCAG